TACTGCTCATATGTTTTCATGTTCTTTAGCTCTTTTGAGTACTGAGCTTTGCAGTTTTCAAGCTTTGCAGCCCATTTTTGGACGTCTTTTGGCGTTTCCATGTTTTTTATCATTTTCTTTAACCTCTTAAACATTAGTTAGGCTCTCCCCAAATACTGATAAGGTATTGTTTGTCCTTTAAACTTGCGTTTCGGTAATCCTCCCACTGATCGGGACGCCACTTTCTACGCGGTTTTTCCTGTTTTATACGTCCCCCGTGCGTCCAGTAAATGCAGTAATATCTAAGTCCATCTACTGAATGTGTAAGCTCGTGAGGGTCTTTTGCGTATACATCAGGCTTTTTCTCGTCATGCTGTATCTTTTTGAGCGAATTTAGTAAGTTTGGCGCACAATGGTTTAAAATAGTCAGTTTGCTCTTCTGACCTTCTCCATGCGCCGTATTCTCTTTTATAGCTAAACAACCGGCTTTTAGGTCGTTGTTTACTTTTGTTAGCAATAATCCCGCTTCTTGGAACAATATAGCCCTTGATTTACCCGTTTCCTGTGAACGATTCCACAAATCGGGAGGCGCTAAGTATAGTTCTACTTTCGGGATCACTTCTCTTTCAACTAGGTTTTGCGTTACTCTCAAAATCCTGTCCGCTGCGGCACTTATTATGAGGTTTGATTCGTATTCTTCGTGGATAATCTGCGAGTTTCCAAATACGTCTCTTAAAATCCAGTATGCAGCCAGTTTGTCAAGTCCATAATCCAAAGAAACATAACACACTGTATTCTGCGATAGACGCTCAGTACTTGAAATAGAATCGTCCGATACCTCTTCAAAGTATCTCCCTCCCGGTACATCAAGTGCCTCTTCTACTGTTGCCGGGTACTCAGCCCACATTACCGCTTTTCCCGATATTTTTTCTGTTCTGTCGTACCAGTCCTGTGTTCGGTTGGGGTCTGCGTACCACGGTATGAAGATTTTATAAAAACCATTGTCCGGGGTCGTGTATAGTTCCTCGAACAAAGAGCCTCTTTTGATTGTTGATACTCCAATTACTTGTCCCGCTAATGGATTATTTACAACAGGCAGTGCAGCAGCCCATATTGAGCGGTCAAACTGCTGGAAAGCCCATTCATCAAAGAAAAGTAAATCGGCTGTAAATGATCTCGCTGCGTTTTCCCCTGACGCAAAACACTGAAATGTTGAATCACTCTTTCCCGGAAAGTGAATAGTAACGGACAAAGAGTTCCACTCAAACCATGCACCGTCCCATCCGTTCTTGTCGGTCTTTTCTCTTACCAGCGCCCTCATGTTCCTTAAAATGAGTACGCACCTTCTTATAAGCTCTTTGGCTTCTGTTTCGGATTTTGATAGTCCTATTACGGAACGCCCGGTTCGACAAAGCGATAACCATATCACATAATGCAAAACAAGCCATGAGATACCTAACTGACGAGCCTTAAGAATAATCGTCCATCTGTTATTCACCATATTCTCTAAGGCTTCTTTTTGCTCTTTCCATAGCTTGAACGGGATTATTACTTCCGCGCTTGCTCTATCCTCTATATGCCCGTATTTCTCAACGAAATATACGATGTTATCCCGGCAATATTCTATTTCTGCATTCCTGATCTCTGCTAAACTCATTCAAGCTGTTCCACCACTAAATCTATTAACCTCTGAGTTAAGATTTCTTTTTTCGCTGCGATATCTCGTAGTTTGCGAACATCGGTGTTAATGTCTATCTTTCCGTCTATCGCACAGTCAATTAAAGCACGTACATAATCCGTATCGGTCATGCCGTGCTCTTTTGACTTCCCATTTAGTTTTTCTATCTGGTAATCAGTTAGCCTGATCCCTTTTACTATCGTTTTGTCGCCTAACATCCCGTGTCGTTATCCTTCATCCTTCGCATATCGAACTTTTTAGGTAACATTGATATCTGATTGTCTATCCCGTTTAGAATCTGCTCTTTCATCGATTCTATGAATCTTTCGGGATATCCTCTGTCTCGTAATGTATCAAACTTACGGTCTACTTTTTCTCCGAAGGGAGTATCAAAATTCTCACAAACCGCATAACCAGTAGGGTCTACCCCTATTTTCAGTTCGCCTTTTTCTATCTCTATGTCTCCGCTCAATACTCCATCCATGCACAATGTTATTAGCGCTGATATGCTCAAATTATGCGTATTTGCGTAGGTTTCTATCATTTCGTATTTGTTTTCGCTTATCTTTGCGCTTATTACTTTCTTATCTTTACTTGGCATTATTTATCCTTTCGAGGGGTCTACCCTATTGGTTGAGCTGTTTGAGGGTGTTAACAGTTCTATTTTTGGTGAAAATATTTTGGTGGGTATGGGGAGTCCCGGAAAAATTTTCGCGCGCGCCCGGGGTAGGGGGTGGGGTGGGTATGCCTCAGCCCCCGTGATCTCGGGCTTTATTGTGGATTAGGAGGAGAAAAAATTCCGTGGTTTTTCGCATAATTAGGATTTTGCGAAATTGTATCGAACACCTAAACGCTGTCAACCATGCGGTTTATAGGGTTTTCGCTCGAACACTTTTATGTTTTTTCACCCAGTCGATTCTTGATATTCTCTAGCATTTCCCTGTCTTCCGCTGTGAGGTTCTCAACTGTTGCCTCTAGGCGGTCGCTGGGCTTCTGTCCTATTGTATCGCGGAGGAAATCCATAGCTTTCACGTTTCCGCGCTCTGCCTGCCTTGCTGCGCTTGCTATTATCATTTCAAGATTGGTTGCGTCTGCCTTGAGGTTTAGGTCTTCAATAGCAGATTTAGACGCCTTAGAGCATAGCATTTCTTCTATAACCTCTTTAAATGTTCGTCGTGCTGCTTGCGTGGCGTTGCTCGCTATTGCTCCCGCCCTTCCTCTTCTTGAAGCTTCTTCTGGGTCGTTGTTTAACTGTGTTAATTTCCCATGATTAAATGCTCTATATGTTTTACTCTCGTTTTGTGTGCCTTCTGGTAATTCCTTAAGGTATTTATCAAATATATCATCGGGTACAGTGTAGCGCCCTTTGTCATCCTTCCCGATTGCTACCGCCTCGATATCAATGGTACCGTTGTCAAGTCGTGGGATATCGTCGCCCCTGGTTTCCTCTTCTCCGGCTGTGATCTCTTCGTTTATTTCTTCGGTGATCTCTTCCGGTTTAATTCCGATATCATTATTAAGTTTTTCAACGTTGAGATCTACTATTTTTTTACTCATGGCTTAAACTCCATTATTTAATCAAGAAAAGACTTTTTTATTCTTGATATATTGCTTTTACTTGTTTTTCTACTTCTATATAGGGATAACTTGCACAGCCGTAGCTCTGCTTTATCTGATTAACGCGCCTTTATTCTTCCGGGTATCGTGTTTTTTGGCACTAAAAAAGCCACCTATCAACTAATAAGATGATAAGCAGCTTTTTTTGCTTTTGTTGAGGGGTAACAAGTTTGTTGTGAGGGGAACTTGTTGTTTTGGCTTTATCTTTAGCCTTTTTTCTATGATATGATTATAACCCCTTGACACGTCCCCCCATGACACGAATTTTAGTTATTTTTCAATTTCTTCCAGCTTTTCTGTGATTGCTTCTCTTATTAGTTCGCTTGGAGTAGTCCCGACCTTTTCAGCTGCTGCCTTGATTCGGTCTTTTGTTCCTTTTTCCATTAAAAAATTGATCCTGTCTTTATTTTCTTTTAACCAATTATTTTGGCGGGTGTTCCTTTTCTCGATATTAACACTCATTTTGTGTGCCTCCTGTGTTTATCTATGTTTTACGCCTTTATTCTATCATATTATCGCGTAATGCTCATTATGCAATTTGCACAACTACATAATGCGCATTTTGTTGAAAACGTAGAATCATAAAAATAGGGGTTGACGTAATGCGCATTACGGGTTTATTATAAGCTCACAACCAAAAACAACCGCTTCACAGCTACGGCGAACGCCTGAAGAGCTACACGCGCAGCGCTCGACGGATAGAAGCACCAAATAGAAGGGAGATAAAAACATGGCAGACGTTTACGAAATCATTACTAATAGAATTTTAGAGCAGTTAGAAAAAGGAACTATTCCTTGGCACAAACCTTGGACGGGCGGAAAAGACGGAGCTTATAACTACATCACAGGCAAAGCGTACAGCGTACTTAATCAGATGATATTAGCACACGCAGACGCTTATCTAACATTTAAGCAAGTACAGGAGCTTGGCGGAAAAGTTAAGAAGGGCGCAAAGTCAGAAATCGTTACTTTTTGGAAAATCCTTCCGATAGAAGACACCGACAAAGAAGGAAACAAAATAAAAAAGCATATTCCATTCTTAAGATACTACCCCGTTTTTTGGATAGGCGACACAGAAGGGATCGAGCGCAAGGAAATTAAAAGAGTTGAACATGACCCAATCGAAGAAGCCGAAAATATAGTAAATCTCTATATGACAAGCGAAAATCATCCCACACTCGAACGCTCAGAGATTAGTAACAAAGCTTATTACAGACCAAGTACCGACACAGTAGTGGTTCCCGAAATTGGACAGTTTGAAGAAATCGCAGAATATTACAGCACACTATTTCACGAATTAACACACAGCACCGGTCACACATCAAGACTTAACAGATTAACAGCA